AGGTCCACAAGGTCCACAAGGTTTACAAGGACCTCCTGGAGAAGATGGCTGGCCCGGTCCCATAGGACCACAAGGCCCTAAAGGAGACCGTGGAGAAAGAGGAATCCAGGGACAACGAGGAGAAGTAGGTGTTCAAGGCGAACAAGGTCCTCAGGGGGAGGTTGGTCCTCAGGGTATCCAAGGACCTCAGGGTGAACAGGGTCCTCAAGGAGAGGTAGGTCCTCAGGGGCCTCAGGGCATCCAAGGACCTCAGGGCGAAAAGGGCCCTCAAGGAGAGGTAGGCCCTCAAGGACCTAAAGGCATCCAAGGACCTCAGGGTGAACAGGGTCCTCAAGGAGAGGTAGGCCCTCAGGGGCCTCGGGGAGAAGCAGGTCCTCAGGGAAGTATTGGTCCAAAAGGGCTTCAGGGAATTAAAGGAGATATTGGTCCTCAAGGAGCTAAGGGAGAACGTGGTTTACAGGGACCAAAAGGAGACGTAGGTCCACAAGGCCCTAAAGGCGATAAAGGAGATCCTGGAAATTCTGGTGTAGCGTCCGTTAAATATCCTTTGGTTTTGGAAGAAGGAGAACTGTCTTTTGATGTTGATAAAATACAGTCCATACTTTCCAAACTAATTAAATCTAAAGGAGATGCAGAACAACTTGCTAAAAATTACGGTTGGCTTAGAGACTTTCCTGCCGGTGGTCTTGTTGCGGGCGGAGGCGGAGCAGTAGGCATTTTAAAAGACGGCGAGCGGTTATTACGTTCCGTAAATGATTTAAATTTTAAAGGTACAGGTGTTACGGTTACACGAAAAGGTAAACAGGTAGATGTGGAAATAAATACCACAAATAATCTTTTACCGGAAACTCCTAGAACAATAACAAAATTTTTTACAGAATTTACAGAAGAAGAAGTTTTTATTTTTGGAGATCGTTGGTATAATCAAGAAACTGGAAAGGTGTTTACTTGGGTTGGAGCATGGGTAGAATTTTAAGGATAAATATCATATATGCCAATAAACTTTCCTAGTAGTCCTAGTTCCGGTCAAACGTACACCTTTAACAATATTCTATGGTCATGGAATAGCAGCGTAAGTGCGTGGGAACGTATTTTTAGTGGTGGTGCTACAGGTGCTACAGGACTGGGTTATACCGGAGCCACTGGTCCTACAGGGGCTACAGGAGCCACTGGAGCTCAAGGAAATACTGGAGCCACCGGTCCTGTTGGTGATTACGTTAGTTACTGGAACGGCCAAACAGGTGCAGTAACGTTTAGTAATTACGTGTCTAGTTTTGGTGGCTTAACCGGAACTGTTGGTGCAGGCGTAACCTCTACTCAGATCTTGTATTGGGCAAACAACGATGTAACCGGTTCCAACAACTTTACGTTTGACGGTGTAGACGTGGTTACTCTAGCAGACACTGGACATCTTACCGGACGATTACTGGGTCCGGTTCTGCTGGCAATTAAAAACAATTCAGGAGTAAGCATACCCAAAGGTACTCCAGTATACGCTACAGGATCGGTTGGTGCTAGCGGTCAGGTAGAAGTTGCAGCGTGCGACGCTTCAGACTCCGCAAAAATGCCGTCCATAGGTCTGGCAGACTCTACCCTTGCACAAGGTGATATAGGACACGCTGTAGTGTTTGGTAACCTGGAAAACGTGAACACTGATGCGTATTCTATAAACGGAACCGTATTTGTGGCTTCTGGTGGTGGTCTGACCGGTATAAAACCCACAGGAGCAAACGATCTGATACAAAACGTTGGTCGTGTGGTTCGTGTTCACGCCAACACAGGAGACATCTTGGTGTCTGCTATTGGTCGCAGCAACGACGTACCAAACATTCTCCAAGCTCGTTCGTGGCTACAGATGCCTGACGGCATGACTGCCACAGGACTAGTAAAATCGTTTAACGGGCTGACTGGTGCGGTCACAGGAGTTACCCAGATAAATGCTGGTTCTAACATCACAGTAACAGGAACAACCAATCCTACAGTTGGAGTAACCAGTACACCATTGTTTAGCACAATAACAGGCACTAACGGTAGTGGAGATGTCAGTTCGTTATTAACTCTAGGAACAGTTGCAGCAGGTTCTCCACAATACGCTCCTGTAATATCGTCTAATGCTGCTTTATACTTAAACGGGTCTACGTTCTCTGTTGGTATCAGTGCAGGAACAGGAGTATTCTCTGGTGGTATTACTGTGTCTGCTGGTGGTGCTCATATTGTAGGCAATCTACGAGTTACCGGTTCGTACTTGGGAACTATAGCAAATACCGTTAACGGCACAACCGGTGCGGTGCTTATCAGTGGTGGTGACAGTATAAGCATTACCACATCAGGAAAAACTTCAACTGTAGCAAATACAGGTGTTACCGGATTTAACGGACTAACCGGAAATGTGAGTGGTGTTACTGCTGTGGCTGCTGGTACAGGTATTAGCGTATCAGGAACAACTAATGTTACTGTAACCAATACCGGAGTTCAGTCGTTCAATGGGCTAACAGGAGCAGTGTCTGGTGTAACTACGTCTGTTGCCAACACATTTACTGCACTACAAACATTCAATTCTGGTATTACCTCTGCAGGTGCAACATTTAATGGTAATGTAAGTATTGATTCTACTAAAACTTTAAATGTAAATTACGTAACTTCCAAAGACAATGCTCCACTGTACATATCTAGTGGTGTAAATAAAACAGCTTACATTGGTGATTACGAGGGAGTTTGGAACGGAACGTATATTGCAGTAGATGATGCTACCGGACAGATAGCTCTTGCTGCTCCAAACGATGCAATTTATCTGTACAATACTACACATTCAAGCGGAATTTATAACACAGGAGTTATAGACAACAATGGTTCTATAACTATAAATTACGATGGAACAGACGTATTAGACACCAATAGTAGATTGATATTTAATGATACAGGAAATGCAACAATCCCAACATTTGTGGATTATCTGGGAAAATTTAATTCTACACAAGGTATAAGTTTAAGTGGTACAGTCACACTAAACGGACAAACATTTACAAACGTAGTATCTTCAGTAAACGGCTTGTCTGGATTCATGGGAGCAGTTGCCGGTCCTATAGGAGTTACTAACGGCTCGTACACAGTATTTACGTACCCTAACGGCGTAACAGCAACCGGTTCAAAGCGTCCGTACTACCAATCGCCGTTCTACGCTGGTCGAGCTACTAGTACTGCAGCAGTAGTAGCAAACAGAACGTATTTTATGTTACACACCGCTCCTCGTGGTGTATCTTTATCCACTCTACGATTCTCCGGTGCAAATACTGGAATTACAGGAAACTGTTATTTTAGCGTGTGGTCAGTATCTCCTGTAACTGGGTTACCGAATCAAAGATTATACGTATCCACATCAACAGCAGTAAGTGCTGCATACGCATTTACTTCTGTAACTAACGCTACTGGTCTGGTTAAAGTTCCCGGTGGGCTATTCTTTATTGCAGTTTCGTTTAGTTCTACACCAACACTTTACGTTCATCCCAGTGATAGAAGTCCTCATATGTACGGTGGTACCGATTACGCCTCAGGATACAACAATTATATACCTGTTATAGACACCAGTGGATTTACCGCTCCATCGTCTATAACTCAGAGTGGAGTAACATTTGGGTTTGTGGACTATTATCCAACAACAAATCCATTACCTATTATAGAATGGCAAGGATTATAAAATGAAAATTTTTAAAGAAGTAATTAACAGAGAAGATACTGGAGAAATTATAACTGTAGATGAAAGAGAATTTTCTCATTGTGTGGAACACCAGTTAAAAGTAATAAAAGAATACGCAAAAGAATTAATTTTAAAAGTTGCTCCAGAATATAAACAAAGAAATGCTGCTCTTGGTTTACTTTCACAAGCAGAAACAGATCAAGTAAAAACAGATATACAAAATATACGTACCATTTCTAATCAAAAAGAAGCAGAAATTCTTGGTGTGGTTTGGGATGGAACAGAAACTACCAGATCAGCAGCCTGTGATGCCGTACAATCAGTAAGATGGGATTAATTGTTTGACTTTATTAATTTTTGTTGTATATTATGACCATGTTGAAGTACTATAAAGTACATCCAGACGCACAGCCTCCAGTATTTGCCACTCCAGGATCCGCATGTTTTGATCTAAAAGCGTATATTGGTCCTGGAATTTTTCAAGTTCGTGGATACTGTAAAAACAATCGTGAGTGTAATGTGGCAGTACACCAAACCCCCGAAGAGCGATATATAAAGGTTGGTCAAGGCCAACGAGTCCTTATTCCTACAGGATTGGTATTTGATATCCCTGAGGGATATTCTGTACGTGTTCACGCCCGATCCGGTATGGCCCTAAAGCAAGGGCTGGTAATGGCTAATGCTGAAGGCATTATTGATTGGGACTACGTACAAGAAACACACATCATGGTTTTGAATGTGTCGGATGAACCGTTGTACATTCATAACGGAGAGCGTATTGCTCAAGGCGAACTGGTTCCAGTTCTGAACTACACACTAGACCATACTGATATCAAGCCCGAACAAAAGACCACTCGTAATGGTGGATTTGGATCTACAGGAGTACACGGATGACACGAGACGATCTGTTACGTAATCACGAGCTGCTGTGCAACACTGCTCGTGAACTAATGAAAAAGAAGAACGCAGACTACGCTGGCCGAAACGGTGTGGAACCGTTTGCTAATTTTACCCGTGTGGAAGCTATGGGTATCTGTTCTACGGAACGAGGCATGCTGGTTCGTGTGACCGACAAGATGAGCAGGCTGTCTTCGTTTGTGGAATCGGGCAAACTTGAAGTTGCCAACGAGTCTTTTGAGGATACAATAGTAGATGTAATCAACTACATGGTACTACTGCACTCCTACGTAAAAGACAAAAAGCATGGCTGAATTTTATACTGCTGTACACTGTTTCGGTGATACTATTGCCGAAATTTATTATAAAGACGGTAAGCGTCACACACGGAAGACCCAGTTTCTTCCGTCGCTGTTTGCTCCGTCCCTAACCAAGGTAACTCCGTGGAGATCGTTAGAAGGTCTTCCACTAGACGAGTTCTCTCCAGGTTCTATCTCTGAATGTAAAGACACCATTGAGCAATACTCTAATGTGGCCAACTTCCAGATTTACGGCAACACCGACTGGACTGCACAGTATATTGCCAAGACGTATCCGGGAGAAGTGGAATACGATTACAAGTCTCTTCGTGTAGGATTCTTAGACATTGAGACCGAATCGGAAGACGGATTCCCGTCTATCTCTGATCCCAACGAACGTATCAATGCCATTACCATTGAGACAGACGGTAAGCGTGTCTCGTTTGCTCTGAACCAATTTGACCTGCCCGGTGTGGAGTGCCACGTGTTTGGAGACGAACGCAGCATGCTCCGGGCGTTCTTGGAGTATTGGGAGCTACACTATCCTGATATCATTACGGGATGGAACATCCGATTCTTTGATATTCCGTACATCTACGGGCGTATTGCCAAACTGTTTGATGAGAAGACCGCCAAGCGGCTGTCTCCGTTCAAGAAGATTCAAGAAAAGATTATTAACCGTAAGGGTAAAGACCATACGGTATTTGATCTGCTGGGTGTGGCTACTCTGGACTACTACGAACTGTACATCAAGTTTACGTACACCAATCGTGAGTCGTATGCCCTGAACCACATCGCTCAGGTGGAACTGGGTGAGAGGAAGCTGGACTATACGGAACACGACAGTATCCGTGACTTCTACACCAACGACTTTCAGAAGTTCATGGAGTACAACTCCCATGACGTTACTCTGGTACAAAAACTAGACAAGAAGCTGAAACTGCTGGAACTGGTGGTGGCTCTGGCGTACAACGCCAAAGTTAATTTTACGGACACGTTCAGTCAGGTTAAGACGTGGGACTGTATCATCTACCACCACCTCCACTCCAAGGGTGTTGTGATTCCTCTGAAGCCCCAAGCAGAAGAGAAGGCCCAGCAGTTTGAGGGTGCGTATGTGAAAGATCCTCAAGTGGGTATGCACAACTGGATTGTGTCGTTCGACTTGGATTCACTGTATCCCCATCTTATCATGCAGTACAACATCTCACCAGAGACCAAAGATAAGTTGGGCAAGCGTAACACCCTGAGTCCAGACTACATCTTGAATCCTGATTCGGAAGACGCACAGAAACAGTTTATCCGGTATCAAGACCATTACGAGTACGCACAAAAGCATAATACTACTATTGCTGCCAATGGTGTGTACTTTACACGGGCCAAGCAAGGGTTCCTGCCTGAACTAATGGAAACCATGTACGGTGAACGTAAACTGTACAAGGAAAAGATGTTGGAAGCCAAGCGGCAACTAAAGGCTCTGCCCGATACCGCATCTCAAGCAGAACGAGACCGGTTAGAGTTTGATATAACCAAGTACCACAACTTTCAGTTGGTCCGTAAGATCCAGCTAAACTCTGCTTTCGGTGCTGTAGGTAATCCGTATTTCCGATACTATGATATTGATTGTGCTGAAGCTATTACAGTTTCCGGTAAGCTGTCTATCCGATGGATTGAACAAGAACTGAACAAGTATCTAAACAAGATGGCCGGTACCACAGATGTAGATTTTGTGGTGGCATCGGATACAGATTCGGTGTATCTGTGTCTGGATAAGGTTGTGCAGAAGATTTTTACCAAGCCTGCTAGCGATCAAAAGATTACTGAAGTTCTGGAAAAACTGTGCAAAGATAAGATTGAACCGTACATCACAACCAAGTACGAAGAACTTGCTACCAGAGTGAACGCATACGACCAGAAGATGCGTATGAAGCGTGAAAGCATTTGCAGTAAGGGTATCTGGACTGCCAAGAAGCGGTACATGCTTAATGTAATGATGGGCGAAGACGGAGTACTACTAAAAGAACCAGAACTCAAGATCATGGGTATTGAAACCGCACGATCCAGTACACCACAGATTGTGCGTCAGGCTCTCAAGACCGCAATAGGTTTGATTATGAATCAGGGCGAGACCGCAGTTAAACGTTTTGTTCAAGAGTTTCAAGACCAGTTTAACTCTGCACCTGTGGAAGAGATTGCGTTTCCACGTTCGGTTACAGGTATGGAAAAGTATTCGTGCAAGACTAATGTATACAAGAAGTCTACACCTATTGCTGTCAAGGGTTCGCTACTGTTTAACCATTTCTTAACAAAGCATGGGTTAGATAAAAAATACCGGTTAATTGGTGAAGCAGATAAAATTAAATTTATTTACCTGAAAGAACCTAATCCACTTTCACATGTAAGTGGAAAAGAACAAGTTATTTCGTTTATGAACCAGATTCCTAAGGAACTCCACCTAGATAAGTACGTGAACCGGGATCTACAATTTGAAAAATCTTTCAAAGAACCCTTGAAAACCATTTTAGATGTGCTATACTGGAGTATCGAAAACCAGCCGACGCTGGAGGACTTTTTTGTGTAAGGACGCACATATGGACATTTTTATTTTTATTTTTTTAATTGCGGTTGTGGTGGCATGTGATATACTAGAGAGGAAATTAAACGACGATGAATCTAAATGAACTAATTAAAGAATCAGGAAATCAGTATGCGGGAATGATTGAAGACGGTATTGAAGGCAGCGATATCCGTGGATTTATTGACACGGGTTCGTATGCGTTCAACGCTCTGGTGTCAGGCTCGCTGTACGGTGGTATTGCAGACAACAAGATTATTGCACTGGCTGGTGAATCAGCTACAGGCAAGACGTACTTTTCTATCGGTATGGTACGCAAGTTTCTGGAAGATCGTAAGGACGGTATGGTGCTGTACTTTGATTCAGAACAGGCTGTCACCTCAGACATGTTTCTGGATCGTGGTGTAGATCCTAAGCGTATTGCGGTATTCCCTGTGGCTACTATTGAAGAGTTCCGTGGTCAGCTAATCAAGATTGTAGACAAGTATCTGGAGCAAGACGCAGACAAGCGTAAGCCCCTGATGGTTGTGCTGGACTCGCTGGGTATGTTGAGCACCAGCAAGGAAATGAACGATACTGCTGAGGGCAAGGAAGTGCGTGACATGACTCGTGCTCAGGTTATCAAGAGTACCTTCCGTGTGCTTACGCTGAAGCTTGGTAAGGCCGGTATTCCACTGGTGATGACCAATCACACCTACGACGTGGTAGGCTCGTACGTTCCCACTAAAGAGATGGGTGGTGGTTCAGGTCTCAAGTATGCCGCATCCACTATCGTGTACCTGTCCAAGAAGAAGGATAAGGACGCAGACGGCCAGGTGGTTGGCAATATTATTCACTGCAAGCTGTACAAGAGCCGCCTCACTAAGGAAAATCAAATGGTGGATGTACGCCTCAACTACGACAGTGGCCTGAATCGTTACTACGGACTTCTTGACATTGCCTTAAAGTATGATATATTTAAGAAGGTGTCTACTCGTATTGAACTTCCGGGCGGCGAAAAGGCGTTTGAGAAGAACATTAACGAAGAACCAGAAAAGTATTTCACCGAGGATGTAATGAAGCGTCTGGAAGATGCAGTAGCAAAGGAATTCAAGTATGGACAGTAATACCGTATGGTGGTTTGTTGGTGGCTTGGTAGGTGGCGTTGTTGGTGCTGCAATTGGAAGGGCAGTGTATAATTTTGTCTGGACGTATTACGAAGATCTGCAAAAGTTAAATCTGCGTATCGTAGACGTTCAGCGTGGACTGGGTGAAGATATACGCCAAAATGAGCTTCGTCGTAGCGATAATTTTCATTTCTTATACAACAAGATTCAAGATTTAACGTGTCGTATTACTGCACTGGAACCTAAGAAGACCAAGTAATGAAAGAGTTTGAACTAGTGCTGCTAGAAGCTCTTCTCTTCCGAGAAGACTTCTACAAAAAGGTTATACCTTTTATCAAGAACGAGTACTTCCACAGGAAGCCGGTTCAGATGATGTACACGTGCATCCACGACTTTGTGATGCAGTACAACACGTGTCCGTCCAAGGATGCTGTGAGCATCTGTCTTGAGAAGCACAAGGGTATTGCTCAGAACGAATACGATGAATGCATTCAAATGCTGGAAGACTTTAGCAAGAAGTCTGCCGATCAACACAACTTGGAATGGCTGGTTACAGAAACTGAAAACTTCTGTAAGGAAAAGGCTCTCTACAATGGCATCATGGAGTCCATTCAGATTATTGATGGAAAGTCCAAAGACAAGATCCGAACGGCTATTCCAAGTATTTTATCTGACGCTCTTGCAGTTAGTTTTGATACTAATATCGGCCACGATTACCTGGAAGATTCGGATAGACGGTACGACTTTTATCATCGAATCGAAAAGCGGATTCCGTTCGATCTGGAGTTTTTCAACACCATCACCAACGGTGGAACTCCCATCAAGACCTTAAATATTGTGATGGCAGGTACGGGCGTAGGTAAGTCGTTATTTCTTTGCCATCATGCAGCAAATTGTCTTGCACAAGGCATGAATGTGTTGTATATTACATGCGAGATGGCAGAGGAACGAATTGCTGAACGTATTGATGCCAACATGTTGGACATCACGCTAGACTCGCTTCGTGAACTTCCTAAGGAAGTGTACGAGAAGAAGATGGCTACCTTAAAGCAAACCGCCAAGGGTAAGATTATTATTAAAGAGTATCCTACATCCAGTGCCAGTGTGAACCACTTCCGTGTGCTGCTAGACGAACTTAATCTGAAGAAGAAGTTTAAGCCAGACGTGATCATCATTGATTATCTAAATATTTGTGCGTCCAGTCGTATGAAGCACAACGGAAACGTTAACTCGTACATGTACATCAAGGCTATTGCAGAAGAACTGCGAAGCATGGCCGTGGAATACGGTGTTCCGATCTGGTCTGCCACACAAGTTAATCGTGTAGGATTTGCCAGCACTGATATCGGTCTGGAAGACACTTCGGAGTCGTTTGGTCTGCCTGCAACCGCAGACTTTATGTTTGCACTGATCTCTACAGAAAAACTAGACGAGATGAACCAGATTATGGTGAAGCAGTTAAAGAACCGGTACAATGATACCGCAATCAATCGTAAGTTTATTGTGGGCATCAATCGTGCCAAGATGAAACTGTTTGATGTGGAACAGTCACAACTGGCAGACGCTAATCAAGAACCGGATACAGAAGAGGACGAAGAGTACCGCTTTACCAGCAAGTTTGGTAAGAAAGACTTTTCCAAGTTTCGATCATGACCCTATTCATTGACAAAAAGTTTATCAATCTGATGTCAGGTCAGCTCCAACGGTTTGCGTGGAAGAAGGACAATCTGGCAAACTGTCGTTGTCCTATCTGTGGAGATTCTACAAAAAATAAAACCAAGGCTCGTGGTTTTTTCTTTGAAAAGAAAGGTGAGTTCTTTTTTAAGTGCCATAACTGCAGTATTGGTCTTAACTTATACAATTTTATGAGTAAAGTTGCTCCAAACCTATGTAAAGAGTACAGTCTAGAAAAGTTTAAAGAGAAACAACCAACACAGGAAAGGGAAAAACCTAAGATGCTGTTCTCCAAGAAGCCCAAGAAGAAATACACTATTGAGCTACCTACCGTTGCGGAACTACCGCCTAATCACGCTTGTCGTCAGTTTGTAGAACTACGACAAATCCCCAAGAAGATGTGGAAGCATTTGTATTACGCTGAAGATTTTGGTGTGTGGGCACGACGCATCAATCCAGAATCTGGAGAAGGACTAGCAAGCGAACCTCGTCTAGTTATTCCTATTCTGGATCGTAAGGGATATCTTGTTGGAGCACAAGGACGAGTTATCAAAGTATCTACAGATCGTTCTGCACGCAGAAGTGTACGATACATCACTATTAAACCTGACGATCAAGACCGCAAATCATGGTATGGCTTGGATCGTGTAGACGCTATGGGAACAGTGTATGTTGTGGAAGGTCCACTAGATTCTCTGTTTATTCCTAACGGTGTTGCGTGTGTAGGAATGAGTGATGTGTTTACTCTTCCAGAAGAATTAAAAGGTCGTTCTGTCATTTACGTAATGGATAACGAACCACGCAATACACAAGTTATCCAAACAATGGAAAAATTAGTTCAACAACATAAAAAAGTTTGTGTATGGCCTGATCATATTAAATGCAAAGATATCAATGATATGATCATGGGTGGACTAGACTCTGATGAAATCATAAATATCATTAACGAAAGCTCTGCGTCAGGTCTTGAAGCACAAATAAGGATCAATAAATGGAAGAAGATTTAACACCAGAAGATGACGATAAAGAGTATGAAGAGTTTGATATCGATACTAATAATCCACTGTTTGTGTTTTGTTTTATGTTTATGGAGTATATAAAAGAAATAGAACCAGAACTATACAGTAAAGCACACAAATACGCACAAGATCACACAGATTTAGATATTGCTGATTTTGAAATTATAATGGATGATGAAGACGAAAGTGAAGATGAAGAGGATGAAGATATAGATTATGATTACGACGACGACACAGAAGATTGAAGTTTTAGATAAAGGACATGTTGAATATGTTGACCATATGGGTTCGGATCTTACAGTTGTCAATGCTGCTAGGGTCTCATTCGCTAAAACCAGTGAGTGGGAAATCGCAGAGAATGGTGCAGTTAACCTATCACACAGGGATCAGCGACTCATCCGATACCTTGCAGAGCATGGTCATTGGACACCCTTCGCACACCCACAAATTACGCTTCGTATCAAAGCACCAATCTTCGTCCGAACACAGCTATTCAAACACAAAATCGGTTTTACTGAAAATGAAATATCGCGTAGGTACGTAACACACGAACCAGAAATATACAATCCGCGATGGCGTAATGCTCCCACAAACGGAGCAAAACAAGGTAGTTCTGATTTCATTACAGGCGAGGCTGCAGAACAGCGTTTAGACTTTCTGTACGGTATTGTTACAGAAAATCTAGAAGTATACAACAAATTACTGGAATTAGGTGTTGCCCCAGAGCAAGCACGGGCTGTATTGCCCCAAGGCACCTACACCGAGTGGTGGTGGACAGGATCGCTCTCAGCGTATGCTCGTGTGTTTAAACAGCGTATAGACACCCATGCTCAGTGGGAAGTCCAGCAATACGCAGACGGTATTGGAAAAATACTAGAACCACTTTTTCCACATTCTTGGGCAGTACTGACCGCTAAATAAATTACTTACTTAACAACAGGAGAAAAATTAAATATGCATTTACCTACACCTTATCAAGAGTTTATTCACCTTTCACGGTATTCACGTTGGCTAGAGGAGGAAGGCCGTCGTGAGTCTTGGGAAGAAACAGTTAATCGTTATTTTAACTATTTTGACAAACACCTAAAAGCTAATACTAAGTGTAAACTGGATAAGGAAACTCGTGAAGAACTTCGTCAAGCAGTACTGAATCAAGAAGTCATGCCGTCAATGCGTTCACTAATGACTGCAGGAGAAGCTCTTGACAGAGACAATACTGCAGGGTATAACTGTTCGTATGTGGCTGTGAATCGTGTTCGTGCTTTTGATGAGATTCTATATATTTTGATGTGTGGAACCGGAGTCGGTTTCTCTGTGGAGCGACAATATGTTGACAAACTACCTACAATCGCTGAAGAGTTTACTGACTCTGACACGACAATCGTTGTACAAGACAGCAAGGCTGGTTGGGCTAAAGCTTTTAAGGAGCTTGTCTCCCTACTTATTGGAGGTCAAATTCCACGATGGGACCTATCTAAGATACGCCCTGCTGGTGCCCGACTCAAAACTTTCGGAGGTCGTGCGTCTGGCCCAAAGCCACTGGATGATCTGTTTAGGTTCAGTGTGGATACATTTAGAAGAGCAGCCGGACGTAAACTCACCTCCATCGAATGCCACGATATCGTATGCAAGATTGCGGAAGTTGTCGTGGTCGGAGGTGTACGTCGATCGGCTCTTATCAGCCTTTCAAATCTTACCGATGAACGGATGCGTGATGCTAAGACTGGAGCATGGTGGGAAGCTAATCCTCAAAGAGCACTTGCGAATAATAGTGTAGTGTACAAGGAAAAGCCAGAGATTGGCACATTCATGGAAGAATGGGTGTCGTTGTACAAGAGCAAGAGCGGTGAGCGTGGTATTTTTAATCGTGATGCGTGTCAGAAGACCGTGGCCAAACTGGGTGATCGTCGTGATGCAGGTTACGAGTTTGGTACCAATCCGTGTTCTGAAATTATTCTACGAGATCGTGAGTTCTGCAATCTTACAGAAGTAATTGTTCGTCCTAACGATACCATGGAATCGCTGGCTCGTAAGGTTCGTCTTGCGTCTATTCTAGGCACATGGCAAGCCTCGCTAACCAACTTCCCGTATCTGTCCAGCGAGTGGAAGAAGAACTGTGAAGAAGAAGCACTACTAGGCGTATCACTCACAGGTATTCTAGACAATGCTATGATGCGGGATCTACATGGTTTAAAGGCTAATTTATCTAATCTTAAGGAGATGGCGATCAAGACCAATGCAGAATGGGCCAAGAAGCTAGGCATTAATCCTGCTGCAGCTATTACTTGTATCAAGCCCAGCGGTACTGTCTCGCAACTTACCGATGCGGCTTCAGGTATCCACGCTCGTCACAACGAATACTACATCCGTACTGTTCGTGCAGATCGTAAGGATCCGTTATGCCAGATGATGATTGAAAAGGGATTCACTCACGAGCCGTGTGTTATGAAGCCCGATTCGGTTATGGTGTTCTCGTTCCCCATGAAAGCCGTGGGATCGGTTACTCGTAACGATATGACTGCCATAGAGCATCTAGAACTATGGCTAGCGTATCAGCGGTACTGGTGTGAGCACAAGCCGTCTATTACTGTTACCGTGAAGGAACACGAATGGATGGAGGTAGGTGCATGGGTGTACAAGCACTTTGACGAGATTAGTGGTATTTCGTTCCTACCACATTCGGATCATTCGTACCGTCAAGCACCGTATCAAGACTGCACCAAGGCTCAATACGAAGAACTGCTTGCTGCCACTCCCAAGGATATTGACTGGAGTGAACTCAAGAAATGGGAAAAGGTGGATCAAACTGTTGGAACTCAAACCTTCGCTTGTAGCGGAGACAAATGTGAACTGGTAGATTTAACTAATAATTAAGGAGATACTATGAATACTGATAATATGGTTATGTTTAATTTTATTCTTACTGTGGTTCTTGCATTTATTACGTATCGTCAACACGTTGTTGGTGGTTTTCATCGTGAACGAGAAACCGAAGAAACACGTCAAGAAATTCGTAATAACATGGATTATGTAAACGGTCGTCTTGATAATCTTCAAGACCGTATAGATCGTGATATGGTTGATCTATATCGTGACCTGCAAGACGTGTGTGATAAGAATCCCAAAAAGAATCCTAAGGGATTAAACTCACGAATCCCCTTCTGAAACAAAAAACCCGGTCTCAGGACCGGGTTTTTTGTTACTTCTTTTTATTTGCTTTTAATCTTTCAGCAAGAGCTTCGTATCCACCTGTATTTTTTGGTGGTAGCGTTTCTCCTGGAGAAGGTAAAAATTCTCTATGTAAAGAGGGATCTTTTAAATGTGCATCAAGCATTTTTCGTGCCTGTTTAACAGCGTCTTCAAAAGGTAGTTCATCTTTAACTCCTCTTTCCATAAGATGCATTACTGCTTTTCTAAAAAATATATCTGCAGACTGATCTCTTTCGGTTGGTGGTGCAGTAGTTTCTGGTGTAAGACCTTGTAATCCACCCGGTCCTTCACCACCACCGGAACTTTTAATACTAGCTACTATTTTGTCTTTTGGTACATTAGGATCCATGCCTGAAAAATTAACCGGTCCTTGAAGTCCTTCTCGTCTAGCAGCTTCTCGTCCTGTTCTTGTATGAATTTCTAGTTGCCTTTCAGTCATTTCATGTAATTTTTGTTTTAATTTGTTGTAATAATTTTCTCGTATCATTTGAAGTTCATCTCCTCGTTTTAATGGTGATCTTGTTGGTTGTGTTATAGTGCTAGTATCTGTTGCAGTTTGTGGTGACGTTGATTGTGAAGTAGCTACACTTGTGGCAGAACTTGGTGTACTTGTTGGAGCCGGTGAAGCCACTACAGCAGAACTTGGTGTACTTGTTGGAGCCGGTGAAGCCACTACAGCAGAACTTGGTGTACTTGTTGGGGTTGTGGGTTTACCGTTTAATATATCCATTATTGGACTCATTATTTTTTGTACATCTATATTACTTGTGGCTGTTTTAGTAGAAGCTGCAGAAACTGCACTCGAAGAAGTAGCAGAAGAAGGCGTTGAAGTTGTGGTCAGTTGTGGTGTTGAAGGTGTTTGTGCTTTAGTTTTTTTCATTTCTTCAAATTTAGCAACATGTTCTGCATTATAAGGATTATAACCAGCTCTCATCATTTCTATACGTTTATCTGATGCAGCTTGAGCAGCTTCTATTGGTTTCATTACAGTATCTCTGAATTCTTGCTGTTTTGCAAGACGTTGCGCTTCCATTTCTTTTTGTCGTTTTTCGCTTTCTAAAGCCTCTCTAGCCTCTCTCTCTTTATGTAAAGAATCAAATCCTCCAATACCAACAGCCTTTCCAGCAGAATCTACCCAAGTATTTCTTAAAAGAGAATCAGAAGCATTTTGTCCAGCAATTGCTAGACCTTGTGCTCCTTTTTGTAATTCGGTTCCAAATGCTTCTGTACCACCGTAAGTCATTTTAGCTAGACCAGCTACAGTATGATAAGCTAAACCCCCTACGCCAACAGCTATATCGCCTGCAGCATTTGCCCCTCTAGCAAGGCTTTCTGGAACTGCTGATATCCAATCATACCATGCTTCATTTAAATTTAAATTACCTTTATTAGCTTTTGGTGTTATAGATTGTTTTAATCTTTGGTAGTATTCGTTTACTGTTTGTGGTGATCCAATTTGTGCTGTTTGTTGTTTTGCTTCATCGGCTTCTTGTTGTCTTTTCTTTTTAAGAGCCAAATCCTGATTGGCTTTCATTTTAGCATCCCAGTCGTCACCAACAAATGCCTGTTTTACTGTTGTAGCAGCATTACCCAGAGTTTCAAAAAATCCAGGACCAGCACCTGCACCAGCGGCTTCCATATCTGCTCTTTCTTTAGCAATTTCTGCTCTTCTCTCTTGTGCAAGATTCTGACTACTTATTAATTTATTTACTCTGCTACTATCTGCTTGGTATTGACGAATTCTTGCATTTAAATCAGCAATTTGTTCTGGTGTGGCATTATTTCCTAAAGCTGCCTTATCTGCTTCTAATTGTTGTCTTTGTTGACCCATTACTTCTGCTTGACGGGAAACAAATGTTGCGGTTTGTTTTTGACTTGCTACACGTTGTGCATCATCTAAATGTTGTGTTGACGCATAATCAACAGATCCTATAACGTCTGGTGGAAGCACTTCACCGATAGCTTGTCCTATCTGATATCCTGTTTGAGCTGCTCCAACGACTGCAGCAGCAGGTCCTGCCCATCTGGTAGCAAATTGAGCAACAGGATTAGCAGCAATTCTGCTATATGTAGCAGCCCCTGGAATTTTACTAACAACATCTGTTGCTTTACTTTTAGCAAAATTTAAAGCAGTCTGTGCTGGTTGGGTAGCCATTACTCTATTTGCAGCTGCTTGTGTGGTCAGATCTCCGGCTAAAAACGATCCAATATCTGTTGCCATTGCTTTACCTGAATTTGCTTGTGCCCATTCATCTCCCATAATACCACGAGCAGCTCGTTGAAATAAATCACCACCAATATTACCAGCAAATCTTTGAGGAGTTCTCATAGATCCGGGTCTTCCACCCAAATTTGTTGCAGTTCCTGCTACAGTTTGGATTGCAGCATCTCCAATAACAGATGTTGCAGCATCAAAAAATCCTTGTTTATTTTTATCTGCAGGATCTGTGGTCCAAATACCAGAAGCCAATTCTCCGGTAGTAGTAGACGGATTGCTTATACGCCTAAAATTTGGAGCCTCAAAAGGATTTAAACTAGCTTTCATTGGCAAAAAGCTACCTTCTGTAATCTGCTTAATCACATCAATATCTGAACTTTTATTTTTCATTTTTTTTCCATTTCTAACATATATATTTATGTAATGAGACCATTCACTGCAATCCTTTACGCAGTGATTCTAGCCCTCCTAACGGGATGCCAGAAGGATGCCAGTGTCTCTAAAATTTCCTCCCCCATTACAACCCCCAAAATAGAAGAAGTAGTTGTCAATCCTGACCCATTTCCTGGGTTTGAAATAGCAAACAGCAACACTCAAAGTAAATACGGTTGTGTGGGGCACGTACACAACGAGCGAGGAGAATTCATAGGTAGCGGAGTTCTTATCGCCCCAACTATAGTTCTTACAGCAGGTCACGTTATAGACGGTGACGAACTACGATATTTTATAACCGGGGATAAAGCGTATCTGATTGAAAAATCCATACTCCACCCCGGTTATAAGACAGGTGAAGATATAGTTAACGATATAGGAATACTAATACTAACGGAAGGATGTGATGAACCACCAGCAACAATGATTAAGTCTGGAAGCGAACTAACCCAAAGAGAATCACTTACCACAGTGGGTTATTCTCATCAAATAAAGAAGGTTAGTAAATACGGAACATTCTGGTATTACGGAACAGTGGAAGAAGAACCCCAATACATCAAATTTCTTCCCATCAAAGGCCATATATGGTTTGGTGATTCCGGTGGTGCAGTATTTGAAGAAGGCGGTCATCTAGCCGGTATCATATCGTCTATGACCGTAATACAAGACACCATGGTTGATCAATCTGCAACCAGAGTGGACAAATATACTGATTGGATTTTGGACACCATACAGAATGAGGGGTGTTCCCTTGAATAAAACACAAAAAACTTTAGTATGTGTTTGCAGCTTTTTAGTGGGTATGCTACTTGCCAGAGCTATGGGATTTTAAATAAATACTTATACATGCTAATTGCAGGTATAGATTATTCCCTTACAAGTCCAAGCATTTGTATTTTTAATTCCACAGAAGCGTTTTGTTTTAAACGCTGTTCGTTTTTCTTTCTTTCGGATGTAAAGAAAAATCAAACAATGTTTTTAAATAATATTTACGGAGAAGCGTTTCACGATTGGACTAGCGATTTTTCACGATATGAAAATATATCAGATTGGGCAATGGAGCATCTGGGACCCTGTGAACAAGTAGCTATAGAAGGATACGCTTTTGGTGCCAAAGGAAAAGTGTTTCACATAGCCGAAAATACCGGAGTTTTAAAATACAGATTACATCAAGCAGGAATACCGGTAGAAGTTATACCGCCTAGTGCTATTAAAAAACAAGCATCGGGTAAAGGTAATGCTAACAAAGAAGAAATGTACAAAGCGTTTGTGCGAGAAACCTTTGTAGACTTACAGAAAGTAATTAGTCCTGGAAAAAAAGATATCGGAAACCCAGTTTCCGATATCGTTGATTCTTACTATATTTGTAAGGCTCTTTATCTTAAAATTAAAAATTAATTTTTATATTTTTCGTGGATTTATTGATTGCAGTGGTTGACTCTGTATTGTTCTTTTACGCATATTACCGTCTTCGCTCATGGTTGGAGACTCTGAACTTTCTGGAGTTTCTTCTTTTTCTGTTGAGGTTTCTGAACCATCCTCACCCATAGTTGGAGAAGTTCTAGCAATTGTACCGGTTGCCTTTTTT